GTCTTGTTACAGAACTAATAACTGTAATATATGAAGCCAATTCATCAAAACTAACTCCTGCTTGTTGTGCAGAGTTACTTGATTTTTGAAGAGCAGCAGCAATTTCAGCAACACTTGTTGCATATTCATTGTCTAATGCTACCAATTTATCAATAACCATCATAGCATCTTCGGCTTCTAATTTAAAACCATTTAGCGTTGAAGTAAGATATTCTGTTGATTGAGCCGCTTCTACATTACCAAGTTTGCTCATTATCAAAGAGCTCTTAGTTAACTCTAATGCTTCTTGTGCGGTTTTACCTTGACGGAACCATTCCAAACTACCGTTTGCAACCTCCAGCGTTGTTGCACCCACATCTTGAGCAAGTTTGTTATAATCAAGAGCTAAAGACTTTATATTTTCGTCGGCTAAACCTGTAACGACTTGGGTATCAGTCATTGCTTTGTCTAAATCTTTAATATATTGAGTACCTTCTTTAATCTTCTTAAAAGTACCGTAAATAGCAGTAGTAGCAAGAGCCCACATAGCAACTTTCTTAATGTTAAGCCCTATTGTTTTGATATTTGTCATACCGTCATGAGTAAGTTGTTGTAAAGTCGCGTCAACCTTTTTCCCTTCGGTGTTTATACTACTAAAAGCAGTACCGACTTCAAAAGCACCCTTACCTGTTTTTTCAAATGCGTCTCTTAAAGGATTTAAATCATTTTTTATTATATTTTGTACGGCATCGCTTTTAAATGCTTCGGGGTGAATTAATTCAAAATTCTTTAAGCGATTTTGCCATCTTTTCAATTGTGAATTGATATGTTCGGTATCTAAATTAACTTTTACACCTTTGGTAGCCCCAGAGGTTTTTTTATTAATTGTTGCCGAGACGCCATCAAGTTGTCCCTGAAGGTCTACTTTATCTAGTACGGCTTTTACAAGTATTTCATATTTATTAACTGCCATATATAATTAGACCTCCTTTTATAGAATAAATTTTCTTAAATATTTTTATATTCCAAACATATTATTGATTATTTCTTCTGAATGATCCTTTGTATATCCTTGTGTTGTTTTAGGATCAGAATGATGTAAAAACAATTGGACTTGTTCTAAAGAAAATTTCTTTGGTTGTCCTGTTTCTGAATCTATAATTCGCGTATCTGTTCCTTGTAATAAAGATTCACATCTTGAATGACGATAAGAATGAGGAAAAATATTTATTTGTCTTCCTTCAATACTACTAAAGATTTTTCTAATCTTTAATATCCAATCATAAAGAATTGCGTATGAGGCTTTTCGTTTATTTGTCCCTGATCCAACAACCCATAAAGAGTCTATGTTGTCGTCGCCTCTTTTGTCTAGCCACAATTTTATCAATTCTTTTGTATCATTTAAATATACAAGAGGAAAATTCTTACCTCTTTTCCCAACAACAATATTAGTTTTATTTCCATTTAAAAGTCCATATTTTTGAACTTGCGCAACTTCGTTTCTTCTTGCCCCACTATCAAAAAACATCATATGTAAAACAGCAAGTTGTATTTTGTTTGTATTTAAAAGATTTTGTCTAATATTCGTTATTTGGTCAAATGATATAAAATAAGTATCTTCATCGGTTTTAACAGGTTCATTTGGAAGTCCCTTTACTTTTCTAGCAATATTATTGTCGTATTCATAATCATCAGAATCTTCGCAGTAAGTCAATAGCGCACGACAACTACTTAATAATCTATTGGTTCTAGCATTAGACATTTTACATTCGTCACTTAACCAAATACTCAATCTTCTAAAATCCTTTTTTGTTAATTCTAAAAAAGATATATTTTCACATTGTTTTTTTACAAAAATAGAAAAAATTCGTAAATCATTATAATATTGTGTAATTGTTGTTTTTTTTAATTTTCGTTGCTTTATTTCTTCTATATAATCATTGATAATTTCTTTATTTGTAATATTGACTATTTTGTACTCTTGAGGAGAATATATTTTATTGTAGATGTGTTTTGCCATTATTTATCCTTCAAAATATCGGCGTTTTTTAAATCGTAAATATCATCATAGAAACCATTTTTTGTTTTATAAACTGTATTCTGACCAACACTCAGTTTTTTGGAAATATCTTTTGCAGATACTCCTTTATTGAGTAATTTCAAAATTTTTAAAACAATTTCTTTTGGCATAATCCGTGGATTATTAATTCCTTTTTTGATATCTGACATTTTTTTAAGTGTTTTTTTAGAATGATGCTTTCCCCACCAATACGATTTTTTGCCTTTGTTTGCTTCACTCATTTTTTTTCTTGTTTCTAGGGAAGGATGTTTCCCAAACAAAGGACTATCTTTTCCTCTTAATCCATACATAGGGTTGTTTTTGCCAATTTTAACTTTACTCATTCTCTTAATGGTCTCTGGAGTATTTTTTCTCCCATAATTAGGACTATCTTTTCCAAATTTGCCATATAGAGGATGATTTTCGCCTTTTAAAGCCTCACTCATTTTCTTAATTGTTTCCGGAGAATGCATTTTACCCCACATATGTCCATTCTTTCCCTTTTGCGCCTTACTTATTTTATTTTTCGTTTCTTCTTTACATTTTAATCCTCTATTACTATCTACGCATTTACGGATATTGTAAGATAATCCATGTGCTTTATCAATGTCATAAAACAATTGTTCGTAATAAGTTAAATCTTCTGGATTACAATACATTAATATTTCAAAAACAAAAAATTCTTTTCCATGTCTATTATACGATCTTTGAAAATGATCATTGTCGTGTCGATTATTTTTTAAATCATTCCAATGTTCTGATGGTCTTTTTTTTAAACGCGTGCTCTGCCCAGTAAGACAATATCCTGTTATCAAGTTTCTTATTTGATAAATCCCGCAATTCAAATTAATCTTACTCATTATAAACACCTTTGTCTAAAAAATATACATAACCTACCGAAACCGCGTCCGACTGATCACAATTATCAAATTGCAAAAAAGGAAATGTTTTTTTCATTTTCTGTTGAACAAGTTCTTTGTTAGCTCGACCATTACCACAAACTATTTTTTTTATTGTTGCAGGTGCATAATATATTATTTCACAATCATGAAATATATAGTTTGCTACACCTATTACCTTGAACAAAGCTTGCGTCGAAGCGTAATACCTGCTGAAACCTTTCTCAAAAATTACTACATCAATATCATATTGTTTTCTTAAATCTAAAAAAACATTTGCAATAATTTTCAGCCGTTCACCATGTGAATTTTTACTTTTGGTGGCTATGCTACCTACCTTTAAAGGTTTTCCACTTTCATCAAAAATACAATATCCTGTATTTGATAAACTTGTATCTAATGCTAAAACATACTTTTCCATATAAAATCCCTCTTTTATCATATTTTTTATAATGCCTTTTATCATAAAATCTTTGTTTAATCGTATAAATTATACGGTTTACAAAACATAAAAAAAGAAGGATGCCTAATTTTTAGACATCCTCCATTCTTATTTTTATTTAATTATCAATTGAAATAAAAGTTACCCTAAAACAATTCTTTCGCCAGCGGTATAGCCAATTGCAGATGCAACAATACTATAAACTGCCGCAATAACTATAATAACTAGTTGGGGTGCTTCAAAATTGAATTCAGCTAATAAAGATACAGCCATCGCCCCTAAAGCCGAGAGTACTATATTAGCAATTCTCGCTTGATCTCCTGTAACAATAATCCCTACTTTCTTCAGCAATTCAATTAATAAACTTACGATTGCTGGCAAACTTAGTCCAAATAACATGTTTTCACTCCTTTTAATTTTTAATTTGAGTATAAGATTCACGTTTAAAACGTGAAAATGAAAAGCATTTTTTAATTCTCCTTTTTAAAATACTTTTATTTTAATACTATTCCTCTACTTATAAATGCTTCTTTTATAAATTTATCTCCATTCTTATTAAGTTCCTTAATAAACGGCTCCCAAAAATCTCTGGGTTCAGTCCAAAATCCTGTTTTAGATGAAGAATAAACACTTGTATCGTAGCCTCCACCAGACATGCCTTGAATAATAATATTTGCAAGTATTGATCTAACATCTTCGGGCACTTGACCATATCCACCATGGATATTTTTGTCTAAATCCAATTTCATTGACATAGGATCATGTTCAATCCAAGCTTCGATATAATTCCCCATCGTTGCAGCAGAAGAAGCTTCAAAACTTCCTTGAATACCGCCATCCATTTTCTGACGTTCATATTCAATGGGATCTCCTGC